AGTCTTCCCATAAGGTTCTTTTGGGTTTAGCACCTCTATCACGGATTTGCTGAAATAGCAACACAGCCCTGGAAAATACTTCCGCTTCATCGACGTTACACAAGTTAGGGCTGGTCCTGTTTTCACGCTCCTGCGACCAGTTCACAGCCCCCAAACCTCTATTAACCAAAACTTCAAACTCAAAGAAAGGAGTCAAGTCAATACTGACATTATTTTGAAGAGCTTTAAGCCTAAGAGAAAACTCATCTTTAATCTTCTTAGCAAACTGTTCTATACTCTGAAATTTCCATGTCCAGATGGAACTCTTTGAAATTAAATCAGCAATATGCTCAGGCAAACTAGCGGTCCAAGTAAGTAACCCAACGAAGAGCGCTTCTTGCATGCCCAAGCCACTTAAAGTATTAATTAGTTGCAAAATCCAGGTCCTGCCCTTTGCTGTAAAAAAATCCAATCCAAGTTTCCTCACTTCATAGATAGAAACATGTCTGAGATGTGCCGAAGATACTCGAGAGGTCGGGGGTTCAGCAGACCCATCAAGCCACTTCTTTACTAGGGAATTAGGTCTATATACGTAATTGGCTTTCCTATCCCCATCGTGCGTTAGATATAAGGCATATCTAAGTATCTCACCCCTAGTTACATAACCATACGAAAAAAGGTTTGGACCAAATTGAATCCTAGATAGCCTCAAGTTATGAGGCTCGTTTAAACATCTAAAATCATAATTATTATCAAGATAGAGTAGAGTAAGGTTTAGACCGAATACTGGTTGACACAATAAAGGTATAGACACACCCTCCAAATTATAATGGTAGGTTCCTGTTATACATACCCCGGGTATAATATCATACAAATTATGTGTTGAATAATCGAAAGGTACAGAGATGATTGAATGATCAGTAATAATTACTGATGTTGGGAAAGACATATTTTTAAAAGATCGCCTATTCTTGAATTTTTGTTTATTAGTTACACTCGTTTCACCTAAAGTCCCAGACGATAGATTGATAATACCGGTCACCTGGACTTGGTTTTCAAAAGATGCATCGGACTTACCAAGCCTGCTTGTGCCATCAGGTGTTGAGATATCAACACCAACAGTATCTAGCCTAGCTAGATCCCTTTTTGTCATTCCTGTCCCGCAGGAGTCGATGACTGATCTCCAATCGATGTTGTCGGTGGTTCGCCAGGAACCTCCTCTCTCAAGTCTAACTGCGGTTTGACACTTGGGATTGGTATGCCTGACCTCACCATGTCGAAGTGAAAAAACGATTCATCAATATTGTAATTACCAAATACAGCAACTTGATAATGCTGCACATCTGTAACTACAGTTTTAAAACTTCTTACGACATGATGACTAGTTATATAATCACTACACCTAGGAGCCCAGTGATCAACCTTTTCTACAGGGTAACTATCAGACCT